TATCAGTTACGATGGCAGGATCAGCCCGCCCCCCGGTCCCCTAAAAGGTTTGCCACCGAGGAGCCCATACACCGGCGCCCTCGGTTGCTGTGCCGCCGCGCAAGCGCCGCCGCGCCCCGGATTGGTTGCGCCGATTTGCCCGCCTGATTCCGTCTGCTTGAGCAGGTACGGCTTGTTTTTGGCCAGTCCGTCCAGTTGTTCGTTGATTGCCGCGGTAAACCCTGCGTCGTCCACGTCCAGACTGGCCGTGTCGATAAACCGCAGCGCATCCTCGGTATCCGCGAACCCCTTCCCCGATGCCGCCGCGATCACCGCCGCGCGCACCAGTGCGTCCCGCCGCGAACGTTCCGCCTCTGCCGCCTTCTGTTGCCACTCGGACAGTTGCGCCTGCGCCTTTTCCAGTTCACTCATGCTGGCTTCCTTGCGCTTGGCCTCTTCTGCCTCAAATGCCTCCAGCCGCTTGCGCCGGTCCGCTGCCTCACGGTTTGCGTCTCGCAGCGCCTTGCGCGTCTTTTCCAGCTCCGCCCGGTAGTCGATCTCCGGCTCCGTGGCCTCAGTGGTCTCCGCGTCCATCTCGGACTCGGTTCGTTCTAGTTCCTCTGGCATCTCGCCAATCTCCTTGATTGCCGCATCTCGCGGCGTAGTCTGTAAACGACAAAACCCACCGCCTCCGGGCGAGTGCTTGCGCACTGGAACCGGGTTCGGTGGGCAGCGAACGCTTGCGCGCTCGCGGGCCTTATGCTGTTTTCGGGCTATTCACTACATAGCCACCTCTTCTCAATCGCCGCGCATACCATCAAGAGCGCGCGGCGTATCAGCAGCCAGAACTCGCGGTCAGTCATTGACCAAGTCCTTCAGGCTGCGCTCATACCGCATCGTTCCCCAGCGTGGGTCCGTTTGCTGGCCTACCAGGTCACGCAGCTGGAACTTGCCATCCTTCCACGCCTCGTACTTGCCCGGCCCCATCATTTCGCGCTGTACGCTTTCCGGCTGGCGCTCAAACCACGCCTCGCCCGTCTCCACCGGTCCCCGCTCCCAGTCAATGTCAATGCCGATGTCTCGCGGTGAAACTGTGATCGGTACTGCCGCACAACGCCCGTTCGGATGGTCATCAAGCGTTTCAGACAGCGGATGCTCTGTGCCGTGCATCGCTATGCAACCCATGCAGGTGCGCCTATCGAGCGCGCTGTGCCAAATCCATCCCTTTACGATGTGCGCATTGGCCCGATAATCGGCCAGCGTCGCTGCTCGGAACGAGCGCATAATCTCCGTGCGCGATATTCGCAGTGCGTCCGACAGCGGTATGCCCAACACGCGCCGCATCTCATCCGCGACCTTGCGCGCACCGATGCCAGAAGCCAGGCCGCGCACCAGAATGTCACCCAACTCCTTCGCTGCCTCCGAGCCGTAACGCTCAAATAACTCTGCCAGTGGTGAGCCCTCTTGCAGCGCGCCCACGAGTGCCATAATCGCATCGTCTGGCAATACCTGGAAGGCTCCCATGATCCCCGATTGCAGCGCTGGCGTCATGCCTTCCAGCGTTCCCTGTACCAGTTCCGGAACCGCCTGGTTGGCCAGCCGCGCTGCGTCCAGTTGAGCGCCACGTACTTCGTCCTCCACCACCGCGCCATATCGCCCCAACTGGCGCTCGGTCTGCTCCATGAGCGACTGATACCGTGCCAGTCGCCGTATCTGCGCCTGTGAGGGCTTTTGCCCCTGCGCTATCAGTTTCTCAACGTCGGCAATCAGCGCATCGGCCTGTGCCGCCAGTTGCGTGTACACCCGGCCGTAACTCTCGACCAGGCGCACCATCGCTTCGGCATCACGCGCCAATACCCCCGCCTGGTATTGTTCTACCAGTTGCCCGATGGTCAGCGTTGGATCAGCCATTCACTGGCCTTTGCGGTCGCTCGATACCGCGCCCCGTCTCCCATTCTCTCAGCAGCATCGCGCCCACGTTGCCTTCTGCCACGTCGCGCGCCCGGCTCTCGGCATCCATCCGCTCGTTCTCAACTTCGGGGTCCAGCCCGCGCCGTATCTGGACTGTTTCTTTCGACGCAAGCTCCTGGTCCAATTCGAACTGATCACGCAACTGTTCGCTGGCCGTGTCATTCGGCAGCGGCGACTGCCAGTGCAGTTCGCAGATGTTGTCGTCACCAAAGCCGCCAATGACGCAGAGCCGCCGGTTCGTCTCGATAATCAAGTCGCCGTAGGTGCGCCGCTTGAGCTCCGTCTTTTCCAGCAGATCGCCGTATAGGATGGACAGCGCAAAGCCCGATAGCGCCCCGACGTTTACTTTCACCGGGTCCAAATCCGGGATGCCCGCCTGTGCCAACTCCCAGCGCGTGAGTTTGTCCAGGAATGTCAGCGCCGCCCCCAGGTCGCTCTGCATCTCTAGGTTCCACATGTTCGGGTCTTGGCCCGGCAATATCACCACGTCGTCTTCGTTGATCTTGATATCGGCGCTCCCCATGCCCTTGGCGATGGTCTTCGGGTGTGCGTGATACCTCAAAATGCGCTGGATCTTCGAGGCGTTATAGTTGATCGCGTCCTGGAGGTCCCCATCGTCCAGATCGCTCATGCCGTAGTACGCACCTGGCAATGGCAAGTTCTGGGCGTCCGCCACTGGCGCGAACGGATACGGCCACGGCACTGTCGGCTGTACCGGGTCCGGGATGTACCGCTCCCCGCCGCGTGCAATCCAGTTCGTGATTGTCCAGTTTGTGCCGTTGTCGGCGCGCTCGATATCCTGCCGGCGCGTGATAGCCCGTCCGTCACGCCCCTGCGCCGCGTACTCGATGCGATAGCGCCAGACGGAATCTATATCGTCCCCATCCCAGAACACAGTAACGTTCTCGGGTTCGAGGTTTACCAATCGTGGTAGGCGTTCGATCCCGTCTGGCACAATCTTCAGGAATTCATGCCCGTAGATGCCCCCGGACGTTCCCAGCTTGCCGAGGAACGTCATTTTGCGATTGCGCTGCCATACGTTGTCCAGGTATTCTTCCTCTGGCGTGCGCTCGCCTTCTTGCAGCTCCCACTCGACTTCCTTACCGAACAGGAACGCGGCCCCCTTGTCTACGATGATGCGCGCAAGGTTGATCACCACGTTGTCATCGGCCTGGCCCTGGCGCACCGCCAGCTGCTTTTCATGCTGGCCCAGATAGTACAGCCAATGGCGCTTGTACGCCTCCAGGCGCGCCGAACGCTCTTCCTCTTGACGTGCTTCAAATTGGTATGCTGATAATGTCATCTATTGCACGTCCTAGGTGTATATGCTCGGACGATAACGCACGTTTACCGGAACGCTCGCCGCAGACCAGGCCAGTGCACGCGCCATGACCGTATCGTCGTGCACGCCCTGCGGCGCGCTGTAGGAAGATCGCCCCGTCTGCTGTGACACCTTGCGCTCATAGGCTTCTAGTTCGCCGGTCCACACCGGGTCGTCCTGCCATTGTGCCTCTGCGCGCTCAAAGGCCAGCGCAAGCGATTCTATCAGCGGCGGCTTGCTGGATGGCGTCGTCTGGAACGGCGCGATGGTGACACCATTCATCGCCGGATCGCGCATCAACTCTTCAATCACCGGCTCGCCCATTGCGTTAGCCTCTGGGACAACGTGCCCAACGTGCCACTTTTGGACCATTGCAACCAACCGCCCGCGCTGGAAGGCATAGTCGATCTGGTTGAAGCGGTCGCGTGCAATCTCAACGCGACAGTCGGCACAGAATACGGACAGCGCCGTAAAGTCCATGTGCTTGCCCCAGTCGACGCCCATAACAATCCTGTGCGCCTTGTGCATGTCCGGTATCGCATTCAGCGGAGCCCCGAGGCAGGCGGCGATGTTGCGAAATACCTGGCCCTCACCCTCCAGGAACTCGGCCATAATCTCCTGCCGGTAGGCATCCTCCGTCATGTCCGCCGTGATCTCTGCCAGCGCCTCAGTGGACAGGTACGGGTTGTCGTAGGACGTAAAGTGCCACGCCTGCCAGCGGCCGGTATTGTCACCGAGCGCCCTCTGGTACAGGTTGAATGCGTGATTCTTGCGCTTTGGCGTAAAGATGAATATCGCGTCGCCGTCATTATCCAGCAGCATCGGCGCGCCCACTTCGTCCCACGCGGACGGGTCCATCAGGCTGTATTCGTCCAGGATCAGCAG